ACAATGGCTAATGGTGTTACATATGGTATAAATTTTCCCTTCAGAGATTCACGAAGAGGTGACTATTTGGAGTTAACTGAATTTCAGTCTCAAGAAATTAAGGCGGCTTTGATACATTTGTTATTAACCAGAAGAGGATCAAGATATTTTTTACCAGAATTTGGTACTAGATTATATGAATTTTTATTTGAACCATTTGACGGATTAACATTTAACGCAATTGAATCTGACATTAGGGATGCAATTGAAAACTTTATGCCAAATCTATTGGTTAATAGTTTAAGTATTACTCCTGCAGACCCACAAGAAGAGGTGGATATTGCGACAGGACAAAACTTGATTGGGACCAGTGAATCATCAATATATAGATTTCCGGGTAAGGGTACTTCAGAATACACAGCAAAAATAAGAATAGATTACTCAACTAATGGGGCGACATTTGGTCAGAGTGATTTTGTAATTATCAATATTTAAATAAGATGGCGAATAACAGAATATCATATACTAGTAGAGATTATCAGTCAATAAGAACGGAACTTTTAAATTACGCAAAAACTTACTATCCTGATTTAATTCAAGATTTTAATGACGCCTCAGTGTTTACTGTTTTCCTTGATTTAAATGCTGCGGTTGCGGATAACTTGCATTATAATATTGATAGAAGTATTCAAGAAACCGTTTTACAGTATGCTCAACAAAGGTCTTCAATTTACAACATTGCAAGAACATACGGGTTAAAATTACCAGGTCAAAGACCATCAGTATCATTAGTTGATTTCTCAATTACGGTTCCTGCCTTTGGTGATAAAGAAGATGAAAGATATCTTGGAACTTTATCAAGAGGTTCTCAAGTTGTTGGAGCTGGTATTGTATTTGAAAATGTTTATGATGTTGATTTTGCGTCACCGTACAACGCTCAAGGATTTCCAAACAGATTAAAAATTCCAAACTTTAACGCTAATAACATATTAATTAATTATACAATTACAAAAAGAGAACTTGTTGTTAATGGTATCACTAAAGTGTTTAAAAGAGTAATTGGGGCAAATGATGTTAAACCATTTTTTGAATTATTTTTACCCGAAAAAAACGTCTTAGGTGTTACAAGTGTGTTATTAAAAAATGGAACTAGCTATACCAACGTACCAACAACAGCGGAATTTTTAGGTTTAGATAATAGATGGTATGAGGTGGATGCTTTGGCTGAAGACAGAGTGTTTGTTGAAGACCCTACAAAAGTGTCTGACCAACCTGGTATTAAAGTTGGTAGGTACATTCAAACACAAGATAGATTTATTACTGAATACACACCCGAAGGATTCAAAAAGATGACATTTGGTGGGGGTACAAATACCGCTCAAGACCAATTAAACCAATTTACAACATTAGGTGCCACATTAGATTTACAAAGATATAGTAATAACCTTTCGTTAGGTGCAACACTAACACCAAATTCAACTTTATTTATTCAATATAGAGTTGGTGGAGGTTTGGCAACAAACTTAGGAACAAATGTAATTAACTCTATTGGTACCGTATCATTCTTTGTAAATGGTCCTTCCGAAACTACAAACTCATCGGTGGTTAATTCACTGAGGTGTGTTAACGTAACCGCAGCTGTTGGCGGAGCAGGTATACCATCACTTGAAGAGATTCGAAACTATGTTTCATTTAACTTTGCAGCACAAAAAAGAGCGGTAACAGTTCAAGATTATGAATCATTAATTAGAAACATGCCAGCCCAATTTGGTGCACCTGCAAAAGTATCTATCACGGAAAATGATAATAAAATATTAATTCAAATATTGTCATATGATACTTCAGGTAAATTAACCAATATTGTTTCAAACACATTAAGACAAAATATTGCGAATTATTTATCAAACTATAGGATGATGAATGATTATATTTCTATCTTTAGTGCAGAAGTAATTGATTTAAGTATGGACATTTCAATTGTTTTAGATTCCGCACAAAATTCAGGTCAAGTAATTTCAAGTGTCGTTGATAAACTATCGGCGTACTTTAATCCTCAAACAAGACAATTAGGACAAAATGTTTATTTATCTGAAGTTAGGAGTTTAATTCAAAATACTAATGGAGTATTAACAGTTGCTAATATTGATGTTTTCAATGAAGTTGGAGGACAATATTCTTCAGCTGAAACTTCTATGGTTTATGCAAACGAAGAAACAAAATTAATATTACCAGTTGACGACACAATATTTGCACAACCATCACAGGTTTATCAAATCAGATACCCAAATAGAGACATTAGAGTTTCGGTTAAAAACTTCCAATCAGTAACTTTTTCATAACAAGTTTATTTTATTTTTCTTTAGTTTATTATTTAGTAGTGTGGATGTCTTTAAAAATTCCGCATAAACTATTTATAAATTAAAGTAACTTGATGGGCCAATCGTATAGAATAAGAACGGAGTTAGGAATTAGTAAAACAATTAACATTCAACTTGATCAAGAGTTTGAATTTTTAGAAATTTTATCATTAAAACTCCAACAAGAAGATATCTACACAAAAAGTTGTGCGGAATATGGTGTTGTTGTTGGTAGAGTTACCGCAAATAACGGTTTTGGATTACCAAACGCCAGAGTTTCAATTTTTATACCTATTGAATCTGTAGATGAATCAAATCCAATAATTTCTAGTATATACCCTTACAAATCGCCAAATGACAAAAACGAAGATGGTTATAGGTATAACTTACTTCCATATGAACAATCATATTCCGCACATGCTGCCACAGGGACATTACCAACAAGATTAGATGTTTTAACAGGTAGTACCGCAATTGAAATATACGACAAATATTATAAATTTACGGTAAAAACAAACGAGAGTGGAGATTACATGATAATGGGGGTACCTCAAGGTAACCGTACATTAGTTATGGATGTTGATTTATCGGACATAGGTGAATTTTCATTAACACCACAAGATTTAATACGAATGGGACTTGCTAGTGAGGCTCAAGTTGCTGGTAATAGATTTAGAACATCAACGGACTTAACTTCTTTACCTCAAATTATTAATATAGTTAAAGATTTAGAAGTGTCGCCACTTTGGGGAGACCCTGAATTGTGTGATATTGCGGTTAACCGAGTTGACTTTGATTTAAGGGACGAAGCAAATATTGATATCCAACCCACATCGACATTTATGGGGTCAATCTATTCGACTGCGGATAATTTTAGGATAAAAAAGAATGGTAAACCTCGTGATAATATGGGCAATCTATGTTCATTAACGTCAGGTCCAGGCCAAATCATTGCAATAAGACAAACAATTTTTCAAGATTCTATTGGTAATCCAGTGTTAGAATCATATCAATTGGAACAATCAGGTAATATTATCGATGGTAACGGTGTTTGGTTAACTGAATTACCAATGAACTTAGATTATTACATTACAAATGAGTTTGGTGAAAAAGTATTGTCAAACGACCCAACTTTAGGTATACCAACCAAAGCCAAATATAGATTTAAAATTAAGTGGCAACAACCAGCAACATTAACTGAACAAGTAAGAAGACCATATTATTTGGTGCCTAATGTTAAAGAATATGGTTGGTCAAATATTGATTCTGACCCAAATATTGATCCTAAACCAAATGTTAATCCACCACCTAACCAATTAAAAAGTTCTTATTATTTTGGATTAGATTGGAGTGGATATACTAATGGATTTAGTACAACAACATCACCATCAAAACCAATTTCAGATTATACCAATAGACTAAATGAAGTTATTGATTGTGAAGACACTTTTTATGAATTTCAATATAATAGAGTTTATACGGTATCAGGATTAATTGATGAGTTTAAAAATGGAGGTAGAGGTAGATTTATAGGTATTAAAGAAATTGATAGTCAAGAGTGTGATAGTAGTGTAAATAAATTTCCTGTAAATGAAGGGTTTAGGAATTTTGATTTATTGTATTTTATTTTTGCAATACTATTTCAAGTCATCCAAATTATTGGAACACCGTTATTAATTGTTTATCATTTTGTAGCGTTTCTTTGGAATAATTTTGCGGTTCCAATCATAGGATTACTTGCTACAATTGCTTTCAAAAACAGTGTTCAAGAAGGTGCCTTAGCAATTGCAATGGGTATTGCAGCCACAGGTTCTTTTGGTGCGACATTAGTTGCAATTGGACCTTTTATAATTAAGGCGGTATTGTGGGCGGCATTGGGAGTTGCAATTTTAGTGTTGGGATTAAAGATTAAATCATACAAATTTGGTAGGTTTAACTTGCCAATGATAACATATCCTGATTGTCAAGCGTGTGAATGTGACCCAGAAACAACAGCACCTGGTTCAGAAGATGGGACAAGTGAATCAATTCCATCTGAAGGATTAATAACACAATTATCAAACAATATATCGTATTATGAATCTATTGAAACAGGATTTTTAAAGGTTGGATTTAGTGATACAAATGCACAAATTAATGCCATTATGTATTCACAAGCTGTATCAGGAATTGGTGGTTATAATAACAACCCACAACTTTTTAAATTACCACAATCTCAAGTCACAACAGTTGAAAATGGTGGTAAATATTATGCATATAGTATTACGTTACCACCAGGAGAAAGGGTTAATATCTACAACACCCGAAAAAAATATTTTGATGATGTTAACAAAATAAAAGTTACATTTAACTACCCTAGTAATGGTGGATATGATGTACCTCAATATCACTATGATAATACTTTAACTGTTTTATCAACACAAGATTTACAACCAGGAACATTATTAAGTTTTGTTAACCCAAGTAGAACAACTGATAAAAATTATTTGTGGACAGGATCGACAACTATTGGTGGAGTAACTTTAAATGGTATTAATGGTGTTATTAAAAATGAACCATTTGTAGCCCGTACTTATTGGGCGACTACTCAAACAACAGAATCATTTACTGATTATAGTATACCAAGTGGAGATTCACAATGTTTTTTAAGTTTAACTTTAGATATTCAAACTTCAGGTACAACAACTTATTTAGATTGTGTCGGTGTTAAATATACAACCACGGCAACAACAATAGGACCACATGTTATATCAAACTCAAATGGTATTGATATAAGTTCTATTGGTGGTAGTGCAACTTACAATAATGCAAATATAATAAAAGGACAATCTTGTCAAAGATACATTTATCCGTCAGATATAGAGTATTATCAAGTGTTAACCGCAATAACTATAACAACTTCTGTTGTTGCGGGAGTAACGTATTATTCTTTACCTAATCTTGGTAGTGGACCTAGTTTTTGGCAAGAATTAAATTTACCAAATATGGGTTATCTATTAACCGAAGTGGATGGTAAAGGATGGGTTTTTGATGTAACAAAAAGTATATCACCTCCATCAAACCCATTTAACTTCCCAACATCTGGTTTTACTAATTTTGATCAACAAAAAGTTTTAATTTTACAAAGAGGTGTTGACCCATATTCACCTAAGTTACCAAATAGATATGGTATTGGCCAAATTATGGGCCATAGTAATCCTGATGCTGTGGTTATTACAGGTATGACAAGAATGAATATTCCAATTCAAAAACTAACAGGTTCTACAACCTCAGTTCAAAAACACAACAATCAAAACAACATCTATTCTACATCATATTTTTATACACCAGGTATTACAAGTTCACCTTTATTCCCTAATGCTTCAACAACACCTGGATTGCAATTTTCATCGTACACAACAAGTAATGTTGGATATTATGGGGCTTTAGATTCTAGCTTTACACCACTTTCAAATAAAATAACAACAAACGTTGGACAACAATATTACAGTAATGGTACTATTACATTTGAAGGTACTTCAACCAATTATGGTGTTAGTTCTTTTAGTTGGGGTAATACTAACGGTGTTAAATCAGTACCAAATAATTTATATTTTCAAACTGGAGGATATACTGAATCTGAAGATTTATCAGGTGCCGCCTATATATTTAGAGGGGGGTTTTCAAGCTTTCTTGCTAGTGGTGAATTTAGATTTTTTTTAGAACCAAATAGTCCTTTTACACTATACTTCAGTCCAATATTATATCCGTCTTTAACTGGAACCACTCAACTTAGTATTTCAGAATCTTCTAAAGTGATTATGAGAACTGATAGATTACCGTCATCTGATTTTATTGATAATGAGGATAATTTAAATGGTAGTGTTAGTTTGTTACAACAAAATCTTGGATTTGCGATATACAATATTGATGAGGGTTTAGAAACTTTTGTTTCACCTGGATTTTCAACAGGTGCAGAACAGACAACTGCGGATATTGGAGGACAAATTGCGGAAGGAAATGTTTTAAGAACTTTAAATACGTGTGAGAACATGGTTGGACTTAATTGTTATAGTGGTAATGGTGTTAATTTTGGTGTAAAATCGGGATGTCAGGCTTCAGATAGTGTGGAAAATGGTTGTTATGTTCTGATGACAAAACCATTAATTAGTTTAAGTAATGATTTAAAGGCATTTGCTGAATGGGGGTATAGGTTTAGATTTTTTTATGGTCTATGTAGAGGAGTATTGGCTCAAACGTTTACAAATAATTGGGTGAATGGTTCTTTATATACATTCCCTATTCAAGTAGATACGTTTTTTGGTCCCGACAATAAACCATTATATCCTGAGTTTGCAAGACAACTTGCTTATTTTGATCGTGATACAAGTAATTTCTACTATAGAAGTTCACCATACCTATTAACTTCATCACCAACAACCACAAGATTTATTGGCAGTCCTACAGGAGATTTAATAAAACCTGTAAACCAACGAAATTTATTATTCCCAACAACAATTGTTAATTTAGGGATTAAAGATGATTTTTATCAAGAAATAATATTTGACCCGTCGGCTAAGGCATATATAATGAAAAGTTTACAACCAACAAGTTATTCAGACACATCTGATTTAGTTAATTTGTTTGTTATTAGTAGGATAACTGATAGTGGGTTTTTGTCTAACATATTATCAGGATTAAATGGTAGTTTAAATAAATTATTTACAAGGAGTGAATTAAGAATTGATGGTGATTTAGCTCAAAGTATGTCAATTAATTCAGAATATGGTGTTATACCATTTTCACCTGAATATTATAGTGTTTATGGTGCGACTACTGACCCTGTCGTTATTTTAGGGTCTTTAGATAACCCGACAATGGGAATTTTCTTTTCATCTACCACAGTAGATTTACAAAATAAAGATTTTTTAACTCCAGGTATAATTGATTTTAGACCATCAAATGAGGCAAACGCAATAACTTATCCATATGGAATTAAGTCTCAATATGTCCCATTTTATCAATGGCAACTAAACCAAGGAAGCTCTACTTCAATATTTGGGAGTGAAAAAAATAATTGGAAGACAAATGAAAGTTCAAATATAAATAATTCTGGAATTTTTAAATACAGGTATCAATCTTTAAGTAGAAGAAACACTGGTTATCCGAGTTATTTTAGCGGACCTAATGTTGCTCTTGGTGACATATATCAAAGAGGATATATTTTTAATGTCAACTCAAGTGGTCAATATTCATATGACGCTTCACCATATACACCTATTTTCTTAGTTGGAGCCCCAAACCATTTTTACTTTGGATTAATAAATGGTGAAACTGCGTTAGATAAATTTAAAACAAAATACTCTATTGATGAATAAGTATACAATAATACCAAGTAGTCAACAATATAAGTCTGCACCATTTGTTGACCAAGAAATATCTTTATCTTTAGAAGAACAAAGTCAACAAATTACTGAGTATGATAGAAGTCAAAGTATTAGTCTTGCTCAAATTTACGATAATGAAAGACAAAGTTGTACAATCTTTAGACCAACATTTAAAGTTAATTATTTGTATGCAAACACTTATGTTGGTACAACAAATTATGTGCCTTTCTTAAATAAATTATACTATGTTAATCCAGAACAATCTATTGTTAATAACATATGGAAAGGGTTTCCACAATATTATGAATTTGATTTTTATAGACCTGACGTGACCGACCAACATATTAGGTATCAATCAAAAAGTGCTTACACCTATAATTGGACATATTATGTTAGTTATGCTTATCAAAACAATTATAGTAAACAATTATTGTATGATTTAGATGGAACTAGTTTAACTTGGATAGCATCACAAGGAATTCCATTTTTTATTCAAAACTCTGTTCAAAATGGAAATAATGTAATATCATTTCAATGTATATCTCCACACGGATTAAGTGTTGGTGAATATGTTGAATTATCTTTTAATTATAATAATATAAATTTATTTCAAGTGTATTCGTTAGGTAACGGATTACTTGGTAGTGACACGCATATATTCAATATATATAATGTTGGTTATACGGGGGCGACATTTGCAAATAAAGTAACTGGCACGTTTAGAAGAGTTATTAATTCTGACAATATTGAAGAAACTAAATCAAAATATTACGTTAGAGAACATAAAATTATAACCAATCTTGATGATTGTGTAATGACCAAAAACGGATTTGAAAAAAATGTTTTTAACGAAGAAAGAAAGTTTGAATATAGTTCAATTACTCCAAATAAAGTTTCAAGAGTTTCTCAAAAGACCAGTAGTAATTCATATAATATCACAGTAAAATATGATTTAGATTTAAATAATATTTTGGATAACCAAAAACGTCCTGTTAGTGAATTATTTTTAACAATAATAAATAAAGGATATACAGGATACTTTAACAAACCTACTAATGGTGTTGGATTAAAACAAGGTTGGGAATTCAATTTAACTAAGAGTTCTAATTTTTGGTGGGATGACACTAATTTGGGTTCAAATACAAATATCTTAACATCAGGATATACATTAACTAGTGGTGCAACTAAAACATTTTATTACAATCAAAATTTAATGTCAGGGGATACCATTGATGGTGATTTCTGTGAATGGAATGATTATGAACAATTGGAAAGAGTTGTTTCACCTTATTATCATAAATTAAAATATAATCAAGATGTGTTTCAAACAACACAAACTCCTACCACAAACGCACCAGGATTTTATTATGAACCACATACTCCAATGACAATTAGAGTATTTTCTGACTATGTTGAAACAGGTGACCTACAATTTATTGATGGTATACCAAGTTATGCGTATTTTTCAAATTCAGACCAAGAATTTAGGTGGAGAGATTTATATGGTTATGGGTTTATTGATAATTTAGATAGAGGTGTTGATTATCCTTTTTTAAATTTTGCGCAATATCCATTTAAAAATGTCCAATTCAGGTTAATACCTGAGGGAATAAACTACAACTCTGAATTATTTGGAGTTTCTTTCTCTGTTAAACCTTTGATAGATGGATGTGAATAAAATACAAATAACTCAAGATGGGTTAATTAACAAAGAGTTAGTTATTCCAATCCAATTAACGTGGGACTACTTAGGTTTAGACCAAAGTATTGACGAATACGAGGCAAATATAATTAAAGAAGTTACTGGTACATATGGTGACTTTGAGGTTACAAGATTTGCTCACGCACCTATTGCGATTTCAGATCCATATTCTAATAACGATTTTGAAATTACGGACATTCAATATGAATTTAATTTCTTTTCAGGTGGTTCGTTAAGTGCATCTACGAGTTGGAGAAACAATTACATTTCAGAAGGTTTTACTCCACAAGAAATATATTATTACACAAACAATTTTACTAATTCGTTTTTTAAATTGGACTTATATGATAATGTTGATGAAAAACGTCAAACAAATTATATAACAATTATAATCCCAACCCAACAAGGGTTAACTATGGATGCAATAATGCAAAGGACACCAGTTAAAATTAAAAAACCATATTTTGTTTTAGATTATGTTGGAGATAAAGAAGGATTTTTTATTTATTGGTTAAAGAAAAGAAACTTTTTGAACGTAAGAACTTTTTTTATGACTGCAAAATTTTATGATGCAAAAAATGGGTATTTTACCAAAATGATGAACATGCCACAATCATCAATTGTTGGTGATAAGTTTACTTTTGATAGTTCGCAATATTTCTATTATAGGCTCGAATTAGATTATGAAAAACAAAATTACCAAGTGTTTAACATGAATCCAACACAAACGTTATATAGTAATTTGGGTGGTAGAGCGGGAGCAACAATACCCATAAAATGGTACGAATATGTTAATCCAAGATAATGGAAGATTTTTATAAAATAATTGTATCACCAGAAACAATACTTGGGGATTTATTTTTGGTAAACCTAAGTGGGCAGAATGTTAATAATACTTACACAGGTGAAACTGTTGGGGTGTATTCTGCCATGACACAAGTCGTTAGTTCGGGACCAAATGGTAGTTCGTTATTAACTGGATTAACAGTTCCAATCTTAATTAGACAAACCGCAGTTGATGTTGGATATTATAGTCCATTTGACGGGGCGGTTCTACAAAAAGATGTCGTAGCCAATTTTATATTTTCATCAACAACTGAGAACCCATATGTTTATAACATTTACAACACCTCAAGTGAGTTTCAAAAATTCCTTGATTTGTCGTCATATAGAGTGGATTGGGGAGACGGGTCTCCAAAACAAACAATAACTACCTATACACCAAATTCATTAAGTCATAGTTACCCAACTGCAAATACACAATATAATATTTCGTTAGAACAAACAAATCCATGGGGTATAACTAGAGTAACTAAAACGATTACAACACCATATTCAAATGTTATTATAAATAATCCTAATGGTGAGGCGTTTTTTATTCCTGCAGGTGGTAATTGGGTGGGAACTCCTGTTAGTTATGATTACATATTTTCAGGTGACGCAGTAAATGAAGTATCTGCACAAACATCAATTAACTATGTTAGTATACCATATACTGTTTCAGGATTAACTAAATCAAGTATAACTGATTTGGCATTATACGGTTCCGTAAAATATATGGTAAACACACCTGTTATTAAAAATGGCCAAATATGGGGGGCAATAACAGATATGAATCCTGTTTTTACTGCATATACTATTAATGATGTAAATTATTACGACTATTCTGATGGAACAACAATATTTTTTGAACCATCTTCAGGATTTACTGAAAATAATTTAACTCAAACACCAATAACAAAAGACGAGGTTTTACTTAAAGTTATTGACCAGGCACAGATACAAACCAATCTCTTTATTGAGAGAGGAAAGAATTCAGCATATGAAAGAATTCAAAGAATGGGAGAGGTTGATAATCTTGGAGACATGATTAACTACGGATATGGATTCTATCGGGTGGTTAAAAAGAATTAAAAATAAAAAAAGTAATAAAGTATTTATAGAATATGGAAATGAAAGTTTGTAAGAAATGTTTAATTGAAAAACCGTTAAATGAGTTTTACATTAAAAGAACAGAATGTATTGTATGCGCTAAAGAATATCGCAAACTATCATATAAAAAAAACCCTGATAGACAAAAAGAACGAAGTAAGTTAAGAAACTTAAATGACCCTAACTATGCCAAGAATTATCAAAAAAATAATAGAGAAAAAGTAAATAATACTGCTAAAAAATGGAGGGATGAAAACCCTGATAAATCTGTAGAGTGTGTTCTTAGATGGAGAAGTAATCATAAAAAAAAATACAATCAATACCAAAAATTATATCGAACCAATAATGATTTAGTTAAATTAAGTTCTAATATTAGGAATAGAATTAATAAATATTTAAAAATTAATAGAGTAAGTAAAAAAAATACAACTTTTGAAATTGTTGGGTGTTCTCCACAATTCCTTAAGGGATATTTAGAAAACCAATTTGTTGATGGTATGACTTGGGAGAATAGGGGTGAATGGCATATTGACCACATAATCCCATTATCTTCTACAAAAACAGAAGAGGAATTTTACAAATTGTGTCATTATACAAATCTTCAACCACTATGGGCGGAAGAAAATATGAAAAAAAGTAATAAACTAATTTTAAACTAAAAAAAATATGGCGATCGGTTCGTACGGTACTATAAGGCCGAGTGATGTCTCACCTGAAGATGTCCAAATCATACTCAATTATACACCATCAAGAGATGTTACAGATAACTTTATCTTAACAGAACTTGACGCACAAACATTATTAAAACCATATTTCAATAATACGGAGACAGGCGGAAACGCAAATGTTGAGGTTTTAGGTGGATTATATAACTTAACATTACCTGCAGAACAATTTAATGCGCTTGGGATTTACACTTTATACTTAAGACCTGCTCAAATTAGAACCAGAATTACAGATTGTGGTGTATTAAGTGCATTACCAAACGTTAAGGGTATCATCATTGATATTTCAAACGTACCAGTACAATTTCAAAATAAATTTGTACCACAAGGATTGGTTGGATTTAGAATTGAATATTTAAATGCCGACGGGTCAAAAATACCTAATTTCTTTAGAGTTGTTACTTCATCATTCTTCTGTGAACCAGTTGTTACGAATGAAATTAATACAACCCAAAAATCTATAAGATATAGATATGTTGATGGTAGTTCAAATTTAATATTTTTAACACTATCACCATCATCATCACCAACAAACAAGCCAAATGCAACACCGTTTATTGGCCAACCAAACCAAAATATCATAATTAGTAATACTTTTTTTAATCCTGTTACATTAGAGGTTGAGATGGTTGAGTATGATATTTCGTCTCTTGCAATTGCTCTTTACGGTAATCAAACCAAATCTATTGATGACGGTATCTATACAATTTACGATTCTGAAAATAACATTTACAGACAATACAACTTGTATGAAATTAGAGACCAATTTAACGCATTACTTTATGAGGTTAGACAAAGTAGAGGAAATAATATTGATTTTAGTAAAAACTTTACAACAATAACAACTTAATGGCGGTAGAAACTAAAAATACTAAATTTTTTTATCCCCCTAGACCAGGTAGTGGTGCGGGTACCTTCTCTGACAACATTGTAGGATTACAAACTGTTGAGGGAGGAGGACTTACGCAAGGTAACTTTGAGTTTACTACGGGTGTAACAGAAAAGGTTAATAGAACCTTTAATGTTGGGGCTTTCTCTGAACCAATGTCTTTGGACATGATGGGTATTGAAAATTTAGAGGAAAGCAGAAGAATTATGGCAACCCAATTTAGGGTTTATCCAAATTACGACATTTCTCAAGTTTTAAATTTTTCAATGTATGGTTCATTGTCTAAAAGATTTAGTGTGTCTATCACAAAAATCATTAATTATTTTCCTGCATCATTAGATGTGGAGTTTAATAATGATGATTATACGACGGGTAATACTGCTTATGACATCGCATACGACCTTCAAAATGATGAAACATATTTTAAAGTAAACGTTTCTCGAATTAACAACCCGTTTGATATTGATTATTCGATTAGTGCTGCCACTAACCTATCAATTAGAGAATTAGAAGTATCTCCCTATAGAAACTTATATAACACTTATTTAGATTATTGTGTTAGTATTAATGACAATATTTTTAACCTACTTGCGTTTGTTCCGTCAGAAACTTTATCCTCAGGGTATATAGAATTTTTTGTGTCAGGGGATCCTTTTGGTACTACAGCAACCACTAGCAATGATGACTTTCAAATTAGACCAAACGATTTTATTGTCGATAAAGTTTTTCAAGAAACATTTGATGAGGTTGAAAAGTTTTTAGTTAATAGATTGGTGAGACCAGAATATACTGCGGTATTTCAAGTACCGCAACAAAATGAATTTGGCCAAACATACACAGAATATAAACAAGTTACTTGGCCAAAACAAGGTCCTTGGAATTTAGACATTCGTTCATTTTTGTTTGACAGATATCTTGAAGAAATTCAATCAATTGCAGTTAACTTAGATTCGTTCAAAACTAATTTAATTTCAAGATTTTTAATTACGGATTCGTTAAAAGAGTTTGACACTTTAGGACAAAAAGTTGAAAAAATATTTCAAATTTATGGTAGAAGTTTTGACCAAATAAAACAATTTATTGATGGGTTGGCGTATATGAATTCGGTTAATTATAACCCTTCAAATGATATACCTTCTGAGTTGTTAGTTAATTTATCAAGAACGTTGGGATGGTCGTCAAATTTTTCACCAATCACCAACGAAGACTTCTTAAGTTCAGTATTCGGTAATACATCAACTCCGACATATCCAGGATATGCCAGAGCTCTTACACCGACTGAATTAAACTATGCTTATTATAGAAATTTAATTCTTAACGCTTCATACCTTTTTAAATCAAAAGGAACTAGAAGGTCTGTTGAATTTTTATTGAGATTAGTTGGAGCACCTGATTCGTTAATAGAATACAACGAATACATTTATTTGGCGGACCAAAGAATTAATCTTGACCAATTTGATACTCAATGGGCTAGTATTTCTGGCGGAACATATGTTAATGATGTTCCCGCGTATTTACCGAGTGAAACATTTAAAATTAAGGGACAATTATATACCGCATTTACATCAACTGCAACATATGAAGATGTTAGTATTAATTTAACGGATTATCCAATTGACGCTGAAGGTTATCCTAAAGCACCTGCAAATACGGAAACGTTCTTTTTTCAAATTGGTTCTGGTTGGTATGAAACAACACCACAACATAGAAGTCCTGATCAAGTGCAAATCACAGGAAATGTCTTTACAGGTCAAAATTTTAATATTCAGACTCAATTAACACCTTTCACTTATGGTCAAACTTATCTTAACAGATATAGAGATTTTCCATATATGAATGAAGGGTTTAAATTACAAAAAGTTGTTGATAATAATAAATCTTGGTTATCTGATGATGATAGAATTAGAGTTTCAACCCAAGGGGATTACAATGCCTATTATTTTGTGGATAATGAGAAATTGGTATTAAACGTTAAGAATGTTGATATATTTTTAAATCCAGCTCAGGGTATCGTATATGATGTTTGGAATCAATCGGTTCAATATGATTATCCAATTCCTGAATCAGGTTTAACTGTTGGTTATCCTGTTCCTGGTGGGGTTGATTGGACTTACATTAATCCTGAACCAAAGAAAAAAACATTCTTTGAATTTTCTCAAACTTTTTGGGAGAACATGATTAACACAAGAAACAGACAATATATTACAGATGGTAAAACAGGTGGATATCCGACATTACAATCAATATTTTGGAAATACATTGAATCTGAACAAACTGTTGGGTTACCAAACAACAAATATACTTACCAAAAATTAATTGATTATGTTGATGGTATTGGTCCTTATTGGACTAAGTTAGTTGAACAAATGGTTCCTGCAACAACAATTTGGAATGGAGGGGTTAGATTAGAAAACTCAATCTTTAATAAACAAAAGTTTGTTTATAGAAGACAAAGAGGATGTCAATTTATTCCAGTCCCTGTTGACCCATGTTTTATTATCTCAAATATATTTGATTATACATGTAATACCGAATATGCGGATTTTAACGTTTATCCATGGTTTAATGGAGATGTTACGGTATCAAACTTTAGTAGTATTTTAGGTAATAGAATTAATAATATGTTATCTCAAAGTGGATTAACGCTTAATCAATGTTATGAAAATTCAGTATTAACAGATTGGTTTGTTGATTTAACAATCAATAACGAAGAAATAATTAAAGAGTCCTTTTATACTGGTTACGGTATTACTGATGTACCAACTAACACACAATGGAGAAATGCTTTAATAAATTATTTACCTCAATTATATAATTATGGGTATACATATTACTTAAATGGTAATACATTAACAATAACAAATTTAACGTGTTTAACTCAGAATATAGTGGATACTGTTTCGTTAAACGTTGGAATAAACATTAGTATTAACTGTACAGAATAATGGCGGCATATGAATATAATATATCAATAACAGGGGATTGTCAAAATACAAATTCTGGCGCAATTTATTTGACTTTAACTGGTGGTACTCCACCATATACGGTTGAATGGGTTGACCCAAATTTAGGTGCCGATGTTGTCATAGATATGATACCATCAATTAGAACATCATTAAGTGCTGATACATATGCGGTCAGAGTTAATGACAGTACGCTACCGACTAACCAAGAATTTTATATTAATATACCTGTATCGTCAGGTGTTTGTGCAACTATACTTGGAGTACAAGGGACAACATGTTCTTTAAATAACGGTTCGGTAACTGGAAGTTCTTCTTCAGATTATTCTAGTACTAATTTTTATTTATATACTTCTAACGACATATATATAACGTCGGCAATTACAAGTGTAAATCAAGTTATTTTTGGCACTTTGAGTGCGGGAACCTACTACATGGAAGTGGTTGATTTAGGTGGATGTACAGGGTATAGCCAAAATTTTATAGTTGAGGATTCAGATACTTTGGATTTTGGTTTATATGCGGTACCAAATTCTAGTTGTGGTGGAGTACCTATAGGTAAAATTACAATAACAGGAGTGACAGGTACGCCACCATATACATATAATTGGTCTACAAGTGCAACTGGAACAACTGTAACGGGGTTAACTTCGGGTACTTATTCTGTTTCGGTCACAGATTCATATGGGTGTGTTACCACAAAAAGTGCAACAATTGTTGATGTTAATCCTGTTGGATTAGGTTCTTTTACTGCAATACAACCAAGTTGTTTTGCTGCTGATGGTTCTTTTACAATACAAATTACTGGAGGAACTGCACCTTATTATTATTCCGCGTCAACTGGAAGTGTTCAAATTCAATATGGTACTTCTTTTACTGTTTCAGGTTTATCTCCTGGAGACTACTCAGTTCAAGTGACTGATGCCGCGTTATGTTCATTTGTTGCAGGAACTGTATTAACGTCACCACAAGGGATTACCTCAGTTAACATTAATTCTGTGGGTTCAACTTGTTCTAGCGACGGTGGTTCAATACAAATTTCAGTTTTTGGTGGAACAACACCATACATTTACACCTTAATATATCCTAACGGTAACACAACAAATGTCACCAACACTTTAACCACTCAAATATTTTCAAATTTAGCTAGTGGAACGTATAGTGTTGCAGTACAAGATGCCGCGGGGTGTTCGTATATAGATGAAATTACTTTATTTGCAACAAACACATATACAATCTCAACCGAAGTTACAAGTACAACTTGTAATCAAGACAATGGTTCAATCTTAGTTACAAGAACTGAAGGTGGGGCAGCACCTTATGATTATTCTTTGGATGGTATTCAAAATGTAATTGATACTACACTATCTGCAGTTACGTTTACAAACGTTGCTTCAGGGCAACATACAATAACGGTTACAGATGCTACAGGATGTACACAAACAACTCAAGTGTATGTTAATGAAAGTGTGCCATTAGATTTTACGTTATATAGTACTTCTTGTGGCGAAGGTTCTGATGGAACATTAACGGCTTTAATCTCAACTGGCACACCACCATTTACGTTTGATTGGTCAAGTAATGTTCAAACTAATCCACAACAAATTCAAGTTACAGGGTTAACTGCTGGTACATACAGTTTAACTGTTGTTGATAGTATTGGTTGTTCTTTAACTAGAAGTACATTAATTGATTGTCAAGGTCTTTATGTTTCATACCAAACTTATGTTATGGGTGGTGAACAGTTCAACATCCAATCACAAACAAAGTACGGTTTACTTCAAATGTTAAATGAAGGTTTTGATGATTTGACTAACGATAAAGTTAGTTGTGATTTATTATCTGCGGTATTTGGTGTTAAAGTTTCTGTTAATCCAATGGGGTTAACAACCAATCAAAACTTTTTTACAGGAACAACTTTGGTTAACGCTCCAAGTGACAATCTTTATTATGATACGGTTAAAAATTTATTATTAACAATTCCTGGTGTTGGTGGTGTAACTATTGATGCATTTAATAATCAAATAACAGTTAGTACTGACCCAAATAATACAACATTAAACGGGCAAGAAATTGTGGTTGAATTAACTATAGTTTACGATATTATGTGTTTGTCGTGTGATTAAAATATAAGAAATGGTACAAATAAGAATAACAGAAATATCAGGTGGAACTTACCCAATCAATGTCTTTCTTGCGGATGTTTATGGTAACAATCAAACTTTTCTTGGGACGATAGATCCAGGACCAGTTCCTCCCGCACAAAAATATAATTCAACTATTCCTTCAATTTTTGAAACCGCACCAGAGGTTATGTTATTGTTAGTAGATGATAATAATTGTAGTGTCTTTAAAATTCTTGATTGTACATTTGGTTGTGCCTTTGAAATAACCATTGAAATGGCGTCTTGTATTGTAGATATGACTATACAAGAATCTAACTGTATTTTTAACATAATCTCAACCGAAATATAATAATTTAGTTTTTTATTAAAAACTAACAATCAAATATTATATCTGTGGTATTTATTTAATAAAACTGCGGATGACTACATACACTATTCTTGTTACTAATATTGCAGCAGGTTGTAATAATGAAATTGAACAACAACTTACATTAAGCGCCTGTACTTCATATATAGTAAGACTTACGTCTAACTCAAATGCTTTAGGGCCATTTAACGTTTATCTTGATGACGTAATATATTATTCAGCACAAACAAGAACAGAAATGTTAAATGGTGTTGTGGTGAATATACAATGTGAAACACCAACACCTACACCAACACCAACGATTACTCCGACAAATCAAACTCCAACACCAACTCCGTCAAGTGTTACGCCAACTCCAACACCAACAAATACTGAAACACCAACTAACACACCAACAAGTACATTAACTCCAACACCAACATTAACTCCAACACCAACCAATGTTCCATTTAGGGCTTACATATTTCCAGAACCACAAGACAGTACATCTCAATTTGATATAGGTACTTTTACATCTGGTTTAGGTGGTAATTTTAATGGATTTAGTAATAATATTGGACCTGCGGGTGGTGCAACATATGCTGCTGACATGGCAATATACGCTCAATATCCAGGATGGAGCGGTTCAAGTGGTAACTTTATTACAAATGTTTCATTAATATCTAATGCAATTAGACAAGACTCAGGAACAGGCACTGATTCTCAAGGATGTCCCCAAAATCAATATACATTTGGTAGTATTGGGGTAACAACATCTACAGTTAATCCTTCAGTTCAGTATGTGTATACAGTTTGGGTTCCATTAACGGGTGTTGGTGGTACATTTAATAATATGACGTTAGATGTTGGTACAGGTGCCGCTTGTTCAACATCAATTATTAACAATGGTATTCCTGATTCTGGAAATGCGGCAATAAATGTCGTGGTACCAAGTGGTTGTGCAATTCCTTCAGGAACTTACAGAATTTTATGGATGAATGAACTTT